ATGAAAGCATTTACAGGCAGTTGCACATTAGACATGGACTTCGCAGCAGGAGATGACATCATTGATGGTGCAGACATTACATCCACAGGCTTTTGTGCCGCAGGAACTAATGGTCAAACCAACACTGTTGTAGGAAGTGCAGCTTCAACTTATACTCAATTTATCACAGCTACTGATACTATTGATTGTACAATTGCAGGTGCGGCTCCAGCGACAGGAAGACTCAGAGTCTATGCCACTGTTATTGATTTAGCAGGTCATGGCTTAGATGATAAGCCAGACGAAGTCGATAGAGACCAATTAGCTTAATAGCGTAATTATGGGGACAATTAATTTTGTCCCCTATTATTTAAAATAGTATGTCACAAACTTTTCTTACATTAACTAATAGCGTGCTTGCACGTATTAATGAACCACAACTGACCTCGTCTACTTTCTCAAGTGCACGGGGTATTCAAGTTCAAGCCCAAAATGCAGTTAATGAAGCCATAAGATATATCAACCAAAAAGAATTTAGTTACCCTTTCAATCATGCAACTAACACAGAAGTTTTAGTTCCAGGGACAGTAAAATATAGTTTACCTACATCAACTAAACACGTAGATTATAATACTGCAAGAATAGTTAAAAACTCAACTTTAGGCACATCAGGTGCAAACTTGAGTACATTATCATATAATGAATATATAGCTAACAATGTTGAACAAGAAGATGACATTGTAACAACAACTACAAGCACTACACATACAGATAGCGTTACAACTATAACTGTAGCTAGTACATCAGGATTTGATTCTTCAGGAACCATACATATAGTAAATGAAGAGATAACATATACAGGAACAACAAGTACAACATTTACAGGATGCACAAGAGGTGCTAACAGCACAACAGCAGCTTCTATAGCAAGTGGTGTACAAGTAGCACAGTTTACTGGAGGAGGAGTGCCTTCTCATATAGTAAGAACACTAGATAATAATTTTATTTTGTATCCGTTTCCTAATAGAGCATACACATTAAAGTTTGATTACTTTACCTTTCCCTCTGACCTATCAGCACATGACGACACCACAACAATACCCGACAGGTTCGCCCCAGTGATAATAGATGGAGCTACCTCATATGCATATCAATATAGAGGGGAAATTGAGCAGTATCAATTAAACTTTGCGAGATTTGAGCAAGGCATAAAGAATATACAAACACTGTTAGTTAATAAATATGAATATGTAAGGTCAACAGTGATATTAAGACCAACAAGTATGGCAGGATACTTTAGCACTGAAACAACAACATAATGGCAGATTTATCAAGAGCACAACCTATAGCTTTCAACTGCGAAGGCGGATTAGTTTTAAATCGTTCCACATTTATGATGCAACCAGGTCAGGCACTAGAATTACAAAACTTTGAACCTGACATAGAAGGTGGATATAGAAGAATAAACGGGTTTAGTAAGTATGTATCTGCAGTAGTTCCTCAAACCTCTGCATCTACAGAAAAAGTTTTGATGGTTGCTACATTTGGAGATAAGGTTGTAGCAGCTAGAGGTACAAATATATTTACAGCAGATGCAGGGGGTTCATCTTGGACAACTGTAGATAGTGGTAGAACAAGTGCAGGTAAATACTCTTTTGAAAGATTTAACTTTGATGGCAATGACAAGTTAATCGTAGCAGATGGTAACAATGCACCAACAGTTTTTAATACATCATTTAGTGCGACAGATGTGTCTTCAAGTGGTGGTGGAGAAGTAAGCACTGCAGTAACAGGTGCTAAATTTGTAAAAGCATTTAAAGAACATATGTTCTATGCAGGTATGTCAAATGCTAAACAAGAGTTAGTATTTAGTGTACCATTTGATGAAGACAGTTTTGCAACTGCTAGTGGTGCAGGTAGTATCAAAGTTGATGATACTATAACAGGACTTAAAGTTTTCCGTGAAGATTTATTTATATTTTGCGAAAATAGAATATTTAAATTATCAGGAACATCAAGTAGTAACTTTGCAATAACTGCTGTAACAAGAGATATAGGATGTATTAACGGAGATACAATCCAAGAATTTGCAGGTGACCTTATATTTTTAGGACCTGATGGATTAAGAACAGTAGCTGGTACAGCAAGAATTGGTGACGTTGAATTAGGAACTATAAGTGCTAACGTACAAAGTTTATTTGATGCAAACTTATCTAGTGCATCCGAATTTGACTCAATAGTTATACCTGACAAGACACAATACAGAATATTTTTTACAAAAGATGGACAAGCAGAAAATGCAACTAAAGGGGTAATATGTGTTATGAAAGGGCAAGCGTTTGAGTTTGCTGAAATAAGAGGTATAAAACCAGCATCAACCGACACATTTGTATCTGCAGGAGATGTCATAGTTTTACATGGTGCATATAGTGGTGGTTATGTATATAGACAAGAATCAGGTAATGACTTTGATGGAACATCCATATTAGGTAAATATAGAGGTCCTGATTTAACTTTTGGAGATGCTGGGTTAAGAAAACATATGCAACGTGTTATTATTAACTTTGCACCTGAATCAAGTATAGATGCAGATTTATTTTTAAGATATGACTATGAATCTGCTGACTCAGCCAGACCTGCTGCTTATCCATTGGATTCACAAACAGTGGCAGCTTTGTACGGAACAAGCACATATGGTGTTGGTTCTTCTGTTTCAGGAACTTATGGTGGTGCATCACAACCTTTGTTTAGACAATCTGTAGAGGGTTCAGGTTTTGCAGTTGCACTTAGAGTTAACGATGGTGGTTCTACTGCACCATATTCACTAAAAGGATTTCAGTTAGAATATCAAGTAGGAGCAAGAAGATAAATGGGAGCTACGTACACTAGACAATCATCTTACACCGACGGAGATGTGATAACTGCTGCTCATACCAATGATGAGTTCAATCAAATATTAGCTGCCTTTGCAGCGAGCACAGGACACACTCACGATGGTACGACTGCAGAAGGTGGTCCTATTACTAAACTATTAGGTAACACACTTACCTTTGGTGCAGGAACTGCAGGAACAGATATAACAATAACATTTGATGGAGAGACTTCTGATGGTGTCCTCAAATGGATGGAAGACGAGGATTATTTTGAATTTAGTGATGACATACTTGTTGCTTCTACAGAGAAGTTACAATTCAGAGACACAGCTATATACATCAATTCAAGTACGGATGGACAATTAGATTTAGTAGCAGATACTGAAATACAGATAGCTGCAACAACAATAGATATAAATGGTAACGTAGACATATCAGGCACACTTACAATAGGTAGTGCAGGTATATCTGAAGCAGAATTAGAAGTTCTTGATGGTCTTACTGTAAGCACAACAGAAGTAAACATTTTAGATGGTGACACAAGTGCTACATCAACAACTGTAGCAGATGCAGATAGAGTTGTACTAAATGACAACGGAACCATGGTTCAGGTAGCAGTAACAGATTTAGCTGCTTACTTTGACGATGAAATAACTGCAATGCCTAACTTGACATCCGTAGGAACTCTTACCACTCTTACAGTAGATAATGTTATAATTAATGGTGCTAACATTGGACACACAAGCGATACAGACTTATTAACATTAGCAGATGGTATTGTTACAGTAGCTGGTGAAATATCAGTAACTACATTAGATATTGGTGGCACTAATGTAACTGCTACTGCTTCTGAGCTTAATATTCTTGATGGCGTTACTGCTACTGCTTCTGAGCTTAATATTCTTGATGGTGTTACGTCCAGTACAGCAGAATTAAACATTTTAGATGGCGTTACATCTAGCACAGCAGAGTTAAATATACTTGATGGTGTAACTTCTACTGCTACAGAACTAAATATTATGGATGGCGATACTTCAGCGTCATCAACTACACTTGCAGATGCAGACAGAGTTGTGGTCAACGATGCAGGCACAATGAAGCAAGTTGCATTAACTGATTTTGAAACTTACTTTGAATCTGTATTAGATACATTATCAAACGTAACAACAGTAGGTACACTTAATAGTGGTGCTATCTCAAGTGGGTTTGGTGCAATAGATATAGGTTCTAGTAACTTAACTGCAACAGGAACTATATCTTTAGGTGCTACATCTTTTAATGATAATGCTATTACAAACGTAGGTGATATTGCACTTGATTCCATTAGTGCAGATGGAACAGACATTAACGTAGCAGTATCAGACAACTCAGGAACTGCATTCACAATTAAACAAGGCTCAGATGCTTATTTAATAGTAGACACAGGAAATAGTAGTGAGTCAGTATCTATCGGTACAGGTGTATCAGGAACTGCTATAACATTAGGACATAGCACATCTGAAGTGACTGTGGCAGATAATTTAACTGTTACAGGGGACCTCACAGTATCAGGTACTACGACTACAGTAAACTCAACAACTGTAAATCTAAATGACCATAACATTGTATTAGATAGTGGTAATAGCACAAGTGCAGTTATTAATGGTGCAGGTATTACAATAGAAGGTGGTTCAGGTGATGATGCTACATTCACATATAACACTACAGGACCTCAGTTTGAATTAAAGTTAGGCTCTAGCTTTGAAGACTTACAAACTGCTAAGTTAACTGCTACTGAATTAGATATATCAGGTGATGCAGATATTGATGGTACATTAGAAGCAGACGCTATAACAGTCAACGGAACTGCACTTAACACAGTTATTGCAGGTGTTACTGTAACAAACGCAACTAACTCTGCTCATGTATTAGTTACTGACAACGAAAGCACAAACGAAGAAAACTTAATTACCTTTGTAGAAGATGCTACATCTAGCACAGGTAATGTTGGTTTGGAGATGGATGGTAATTTAACTTACAATCCGAGCACAGGAAGATTGACAGCTACACAATTAGCTGGTACACTACAGACTGCCGCCCAGACTAACATCACATCCCTGGGTACACTAAGTGCTCTCACAGTAGATAATATATCCCTTAATGGCACAACCATAGGGCATACTGATGACACAGATTTAATAACACTAGCAGATGGTATAGCAACAGTTGCAGGAGAGATATCTGTAACTACTCTTGATATAGGGGGTACGAATGTTACTTCAACTGCTGCTGAATTAAACATCATGGATGGTGATACGTCTGCTTCTTCTACAACATTAGTAGATGCAGATAGAGTTGTTACAAATGACAATGGTACAATGAAGCAAGTAGCGTTGACAGATGTAAAGACATACTTAACTAGTGCAGGGTTTACCACCGATGACCCTACTGCACTTGCAATAGCGTTAGGATAATAACATGGCAAATACATTTAAAGTAGTCACATTCGCTGCCGAGCCAAACAGTGCAGGAACTCCGTATACAATATATACAACTCCTAGTAGTCCTAGTACAACTACAGTAGTGATTGGACTCATACTTACAAACATACATACATCTCAAGTAACCACAGAAGTAGAGCTTGTATCTACTACATCAGGTGGTGGCAGAGCAGCAACCAACGGAACATCTTTTCTAGTCAAAGATGCACCCATACCTGTAGGTTCATCACTAGAATTACTGACAGGTGGTAAGGTCATACTTGAGACAGGAGACTTACTAAGAGTAGACTGCTCCGTAGCAGACAAACTAAGTGGCACACTAAGTATCATGGAGATAACATAATATGGCATACATTGGCAACAACGTACCTGCTAACTTCCAAGCACCACCTGCAGTCGTAAGATTTAATGGTGATGGTTCTGATACAACTTTTGACTTGGGAAGAACAATAGGTT